GAGAGTTCATTACATCGCACTAATGTTGGCAATGGGCTGGAAGACTATGTCACACCACTTATTCCTGATGGTGATCCAGACTACTGGAGGGCTGAAATTAGAGACATGCTCTTAGGTAGGCTAACACTTGCGAAGTACCCCTGGCTTCGGGAAGCTGAGATTGGGCAAGCAGAGAAAATTGGTTCATACTCTAAAATGTTACCATACGACGAGCGAAAGCCAAATGTTCATTCATACTTTGGTGTAAATGAAGCTAGGCCTGACCTCGCTCTGCTAAATCAAGCAATCCGAAAAGTCGGTACCCTCATGCCACGAGATTTAGATCCATTACCACTGTCCGATAGTATATCAATTATGCCTAAAGGCACTAACCTAGGAGCGCCTTACTTTACTAGCGATAAGCGGTACATTAATGCGGTCTATGATGATGCCTTAAGATTAGAACGTGATGGATTTGTGTTTGACAATCTCCCTGCCCTTATGTTCTTCAGGGGTCAACCCAGAGGCATTGGCCTTGTCTCTAAGAATAGAACGGTTTGGGGAATATCACACATTACAATTGCCCATGGGTTACGACTTCAACGCCCTTTGTTGAACATCTTGAAGTTAAAGGATGAGTTCGTAGCCTGGAACGCATTGAGTGCCGTCGATAATGTCATCACAAGTTTCTTCTCTCGAGAGAGAAGGCAAATTATCTCTGTCGATTTCTCGTCTTATGATCAAACTTTACATCCCTCATTGATTGATGGTAGTTGGGATTTGATCAGAATGGCATTTAAGAGTAAACACTCTAAATTGATCACCTGGTTGCAGGATCAAATGATTAATGTGCCACTGTTGACTCCTGAGGGCATACTTGTTGGTAAACATGCTATGCCAAGTGGCGACGCGTTAACTAACTTAATCGATGGATTGAGTCAACTCATACTTTGGAATTACATAGCTCTCTTATTGGGTCGGGAGCTATTGTTCTCTACAGTACAAGGTGACGATGGAGTACTCAGCTTTAACATACCAATAGAAGTTGAGGTGTTACGCGAGTTAATACTAGCCCATTTTGGAATGAAGCTTAGTTCTGAAAAGGGTATGGATGATCCAGACACGGTGACATTCTTACAGAATGTACACAATCGTAATTTCAGGATGGATGGTGCAAGCGTTCATGTGCGACCTTTAATGCGCGCACTGAATGGTATGCTCTCTTATGAGAGGCTAGTCCGTAAATCAGCTGGTTGGAATGGTTATATGGACACCATCCGATGGTGGCAGCAGGTTGAAAACTGCAAATATCATCCTTCTTTCGAAATCCTAGTGAAGTACTTGTATGATAACGACAAATACAGTCGTTTACCCGCTAACGTTGTGATAAAAGCTAGCGGTGGGATTGAGAAGGTAGCAAGTGCGTTAAAGCAACCTTCATTTCCATACGGGAAAGAGCCCCTAAGTAAGTTGAATGACTACAAGACGGT